TGGTGTCAACCATGTCAACCAGAAAAACGTAGAAAGTTGACAAGTTGGTTGACAGCCAAACACCCAATATATAAGGCTTTATTAGTATTTGTCAACTAAGTAACCAATATCTCTATATAAATATATAAATTAGAGGAATTAGGCACGTATATATACCCCTATAACCCCTAAATGAAATGTGCTATACGCGCGCGAAGGAGAAAGTTGACAAGTTGACAGAGGGAGGAAAAGCGAGTGAGGGAGAGTGTCGTTGAACAGTATCTCAGAGACAAAGTCAGAGAGTTGCAGGGCCGGGCATATAAATTCACGTCGCCCGGCAATGATGGAGTACCGGATCGGTTGGTGCTTCTGCCGGGAGGGCGGATCGTATTTGTTGAACTGAAAGCACCTGGTAAAAAACCAACGCCGCTGCAGCTGCTGCAGCAAAAAAGAATTGCGGATCTAGGATTTGAGGTTTTGGTGATAGACAGCAAGGCCGGGGTAGACGAATTCATCGCAGGAGTGACCTGGCCAGTTTAAAGATTGAGAGGACTACGGATGAAGTTTGTACCACATGCTTACCAAAAATACTGCATCAACCGGGCCATAAACGAGGATGTCCTGGGAATGATGTTGGATATGGGTTTGGGTAAGACAGCGATAACCCTGACGGTGATTAACGATCTTAAATATAATCGCTTCCAGGTATCCCGAGCTTTGGTTATTGCGCCAAAAAAGGTGGCCGAGTCTACCTGGAGCAAGGAAGCGGCCAAGTGGGATCATCTTAGTATGCTGCGGATCTCATCGGTATTGGGCAGCCAGGCCAAACGGATCAGGGCGTTGAACACGCCGGCGGACATTTATGTAATCAACCGTGAAAACGTCCCATGGCTGGTGGAATACTACCGCAATGCCTGGCCGTTTGACATGGTGGTAGTGGACGAGTCCAGCAGCTTTAAGAGCCACAAGGCTAAGCGGTTTAAGTCCCTGACCTGGGTTCGGGATCACATCAGCCGCATGATCATACTTACCGGCACACCGGCCCCCAATGGGTTGATCGACTTGTGGGCACAGATCTATCTGCTGGACCAGGGGCAGCGCCTGGGCAAAAAGATCACCCACTACCGGGAGCGCTATTTTGAGCCTGACCAGCGCGATCGCAATCGTGTTTTCAGCTACGTACCCAAGCCTGGCAGTGAGGAGGCCATCCACCAGTTGATCGGGGATATCTGTATCAGTATGTCAGCGGAGGATTATTTGGAGCTGCCTGACTGCCTCCAGGTGACCGTGCCGGTCAAGCTGGACGGCAAAGCACAGGCGATCTACACCCGCATGGAGCGGGAAATGCTGATCGAGGTAGAGGACGCGGTCATTGATGCCGGCAGCGCGGCCGTCCTGACCGGCAAACTGCTACAGCTTTGTAATGGGGCGGTGTATGACGAGCAGCACCAGGCGGTTGAGCTGCACAGCTGCAAGATCGAGGCCTTTATGGAGCTGGTCGAAGCGTTGCAAGGCCAGCCGGCAATTGTATTTTATAACTTCCGGCACGATCTGGACCGGATCAAAAAAGCATTGGCCGGATCAGGGCTGAGAGTGAGAGAGTTAAAGACCCCGCAGGATGAAGAGGACTGGAACAAAAGGCAGATCGATATCCTGCTGGCACATCCGGCCAGCAGCGCCTACGGGCTTAATTTGCAGGACGGGGGCAATCAAGTTATCTGGTTTAGCCTTAACTGGAGTCTGGAGCTGTACCAGCAGGCCAACAAGCGGCTGCACCGTCAGGGCCAGAAGCAAAAGGTCATCATCCATCACCTGGTGGTAGAAGGTGGCCGGGACCAGGACGTCATGGCGGCCTTGGAGGATAAGAACGCGACCCAGGCCAGTCTGCTGGAGAGTCTTAAAGTCAGGATCGACAAAGTGAAAAAGGAGGGGAGATAGATGGTTGATATCCATAAAAACAATCTTTCCGGCGATTATCGCTATAAAGGGAAGCAGTATTATGCAGTCACCGACAAAGGCGTAATCTTTGGGTCGACTCCTGAAATAGTTCAGCGAAAAATAAATAGGCTGGGAGCGGGTCCTGTAAAATACGAGCGGTCGGAGAAGAGGGCGGGGGAAATTGAGAAACTGCCGTTTTAGGGAGAGAGGAGAGATAAACATGGAGGATAAATACGGACACCATGAGATAGCTGAGGAAATAGCCCAGCTGCTGGATAAAAAGCGGGCCGATTACGGGGCGGAGAACATTAAAAAGTTTGGCAGTCAGGGTGTGCTAGTGCGGGTATCCGACAAAGTGGAACGGCTGATCAACCTGAGCAAGCGAGAGGGAACACCGAACTTTGAGAGTGTCGAGGATACCTGGAAGGACATCGCCGGCTACGCCATACTGGCGCTGATCGAGCTGAGGGAGGGGCGATAGGTATGGATAAACCTATGCCTAAATGGCTTGAATACAGTTTAATATTTGCCGTGGCTGCCGCGATCGGCAGCGCAGCTGCTTACTATATCGACCCTACTGGCTTGTTATGTGGAGTGCTGGCGGTGCTGATCGTCAGGCAGTTGGAGAGGAGGTAGGCCGTGCGGATAGATACTGATGCTTATCGGAAAATGGTTTGTCCTAAATGTGACAAGTTTACCGGCGACAAACCGGTGTTTGGGAAGTGTATGGGGAGTTACAACGACATATACAGGTGCGCGGGGGAAAAACTGAGAGCAATGGAGAGGAGGTAGATCAGGTGGCACAGATACCAAGAGAAGTATGGAGGTTCTGCGTGGAGCAGATTAAGTTATACCCATTAACGGAAATAGCTTACCAGAACGCAGCACTTGATATACAAGCCTGTTATGATGATGCAGGATATTCTGGCCCACCGGATCAGAGCGGAGTAGTAGTCCACTCCGGGGTGGCCCCGCAAGTCAGCCGGTATGAGGCTAAGCAGGCAGCGCTTAATAATCCGCATTACCGATACCTTGCCAGATGCGTAGCGATTATGGAGACTGCAAAGCGCATTGAAGGTGGAGAAATATTAGATGCGATATGGCAGGTAGGTTGGCGGGACAATGTTTTAATCGGATTACATGCCAACATAAGCACTCGCAGCGTGGCCAGGGCAAAGCATGAGTTGGTTCGGAGAATTGCAGCAGGATGGGGGTTGTGGTGATGAGTAAAAATAAAACTGAGGCCAAAAGGATTTATGCGGCCATCATCAGACAAGCTCTGGACGACTGGAAGCAGGCTGTTAAAAAAGATGATCGGAGTGCAAAGCGAGAGATCCGCCGGTTCTTCCGGTCTGAATGGGCAGAGACTATATTGGATGTGCTTGAATTGGATTTTAAAGTAATCAACGACAAATATCACATCATAAATTCGTGACACTATTTTGGCATTATTAGATATAAACTATATGTCATTATGATATTGTGAGTTTTAATATAAAGAGCCTCGGACGATGTGCCGGGGCTTTTTTGTTGCAGTAGATACCCGGAAGGGATTTGACTATAAAGGTCATGTGGGAATGCACGATCCTGATTGCAAGGGGTGGGAGCTTGGATCGTGATTACCTGAGGGAGTTGATTGATATGCCTACTAAACCATTACGGCCCTGCAGTCATCCGGGCTGTCCTGAGCTGGTGCGGTCGGGGTACTGTGACCAGCATCGGCGGGAGAAGGAGCAGCGGCGAGGCAGTGCCTATGAGCGAGGTTATACCAGCAGGTGGCAACGTGCAAGGCTGAGCTATCTCA